CGGTCAACGCCAAAGAACGACGTAGAAGTAACGCTAGAAGGCAGCCAGTCAGCCAGACCGGACATCTTAAGGCCGCGGTCGCCTTCTTGGAAGATGAAGTCGTTAGCAGCAATCGTACCAGAGGCGTTATAAGTTCCGGTCAAGGTGATAACGCCGGTTGTCCGGTTGATGCCGGCAATCAGCCACTCGTCGTCAGAACCGTCAGAAGTACGGATCGAACCACCAGTTTCGGCCGAGTGGATAACCAAGCTCATACCAACTTCAAAGTTGGTTACTTGCTCAGGGTCTTTCAGCGTGAAAATGAAGGTTCCAGCGGTTTCTGCTGGCTCAGCTAATACTTGGCCTTTGGCGCCGGCAGCGTTTCCGTACAGGCCGATAGCCAAGTCACGAGAAAGGGTGTGAATTGCCGTGTCGATAACGTTAGTGGCAAGTTCCATAAAGGCGTTTGCATTGCCTTTAGAAGCTTCCATTGCTTCGTTGTCGATAGTTGCAAGGGAGTAGTTCTTAACGCGGGTTACGTTGAATTTGATACCCTTGAGGGCCGAGCTGGTGCTCAGGCTTTGGGCCGTGCTAAAGCTAGCAGAACGCGACTGGACGTCGGCGTACTGAACTGGCTGAACAAAGTACTCGCCGCGCATTTCTTCGTATTTTGGGATAAGCGCAAGCAGAGGATTGTTTTGGTAGACCATATTCTCTACCATTTCAGGGGTATAATGCTCTTTGATTGCAAAATCAAAAGTGGTCAAGGTGTTTGCAGATGGCATTGTGTTGAGTCCTTTCTATTAGTCCCATTTGATAAGTTGTGCCGCGCGGCGTTTAGATTCTTCGATCGTCCTAGAATCAAACGTCCGAGGCTGTGCTGCGGGGGATGCTAGACTTGGATTCAACGTGGGTGCGGGTCGTTTCTCTCCGCTGTTTTGCTCTTTAGCCGCGTTTTCCGGTGTCAGTAGTCCCTTAAGTTTTTGCGCTTTCACGAGTTTCTTTGCCTGTTCCAGCAGGTATGTCTCAAGTTTGGCTGCGGCTTCCTTTACGTCAAGAACTTCTCCTGTTTCTTGGTAATGAGCCTCAATCAAACCATAAACATCATCAACGCCGCCAAGAGCATTTACCAGCTCAAACTCTTCGCCGCCGGCCTCAAGGGCCTTCTTGATGTCTGCCTTAAAGGCTTCAGTCTCGCGATGCGCATCCTTGTTTCGCAACTCGTCCAGCTCAGCCCGAAGCCTAGCTATAGGATCTTCGGCCTCTGGTTCGGGTTGCGTAGTCAGGTCGGTTTCAGATATTCCCAGTTTCTTAAAGAATTCAGACTTGTCAGACTTAAGCAGGTTTTTCAATTCCGACACACTTACTGCGTCTTTGAGCTTAGCCTGCTGTTGTTGCAATTCCCGCTCTTTGCGAGCAATTACTGCCAACCTTGCCTCGTCGGAGGGGCCGGTAGGTGCCGGGGTAGCGGGTGCCTGAGATTCTTGGGGTGCCTGGGTCGCATTCAGTTCCATTTTATTGTCCTTTTATTGTGGAACGTTCGATATCAAATCAGAGGTTGGTGCGGCCTCTGGATTTGCTTGGGGCGCCATGGGGTTAATGGGCAGCGGTTGTGCCGGCTGCATTGCCTTAATGGCTTCCTGGAATCGCTGAAGCAGCTCAAGCCGTTCTTCTGGGGCATCATCCAGCTTGGCTTGAATGTAAGCTTGCTGGCTCATACTAAGCGCTTCGTCCAGATTCATCTGGGGTTCGGGCGGTATGTAAGACCCGTTTTCCAAGATTGAATAAATCATTTTTTCCGTCAGGTCTTTACTTGACATAACCGCGGACGTATACTGCTTAAGGTCCGGGAAGTCAAGCAGCTTCATACCCCAATCGGGAGGGATCATGCCGGCTTGTATGAGTTCCTGAACTTTGGCCATTCGGCCCGAGGGCTGTGTCGGCAAAAGGTTAGCCGGGAACATGCGCATGACGTATTTTTCGTCTGACATATCGGCATCTTTCCAGTCGATAGTCTTCATAAAATTGTCGCTGACAACCTTGGCTCGGGCCTTTCCGCCAGATTTAACCAGATCACGCGTCATGTCGATTACAATCTTAGCGCAGTCAAGGTAAAATTCCTCCCAGCGCTGCCCAACGACCATAAACCGCTCGGACTCGATGTCGTTGTATTCGCGCATGGCGACAGCTGATTCCAGACCTGCGGGCTTTTGGCTGGTTGCGGACATTTGGCTGATACCTATCTTTTCGTACCCAGACTGGATCAACCAGCGGATGTGCTCGTAAATCTCTCCGCTCATGGCTTGCGGGGTCTGAAACATCGGGGGTGTGCCGGTGTATTTGTACACGCCGCCAATCGTGTTGTTCATGCTCGCCTGAGATATGGCCGAACCCGCCTGAATAAAGATCCGGGGGACGGCAATCAGCCGCTGAGCCAGCTCTACGTTGCGTAACAATTTGTTAAGTTCCATTTGGGTGCCAAGAAGCTCTTCAGCAATACCCAGCCCCCAGTAACCGGCCACACGCTCAGACCAGCGCCAGGTGACAATAGGGAAATATTGTTTTGTCCATTCGCCTTCGTACAGCGTGACATTACTAACGGCAATTACGTGGCGGCCGTCATCGGCCTCGGGGCCGCTAGGAAGGTGCCACATTTCGATAACCTTGACCATGTCGTTTGAGTGCGACGTGCCGGGTTGATCGGGGAACGCTTTAGGGGTGTCCGCCAAGTCTTTGGCTTTGTCCGGGTAGGCCGCTTTAAGTACGTCCCGAGAGACGTACATTGTGTGGCCCATCTGCCGCGGCTTGCCGTAAACCGCCTCGGTATCGTCCACGACCAGCTCGTCAACCAGAATTCGTTCAACGCAAAGTTCGTCGTTGTGGATGTAAAACTTAAGTGCCCCGGTCCCAAATATGCCGCCGTCTCGAAACACTTGCGCGCCCTTGCGATACAGCTGCAAATAGTCAAACGAGCCGTCTAAGAACTGCGTCAGCTTGTCAGCCTGGCGTCGCTGTTTCCAGTTACCGCCTTCGGTAAGAATCATGGGACGGGGGCGCGATTTGCCTATCTTGGATGTCGCGGTATCTACCGCAGATTTGATAATATTGTAGGTGGCTAGGTAATTGGACAAGTTCTGGCTAAGGGCCGTTGAGGCCAACCCGTCAAAAAATCCAAACGGATCCTGGTTTTGGTATAAACGAGCAAATTGCAAAAGCTGCAACCTGCGCGCAGACTGGTCTTTACGGATCGCCTCCGCGTACCCAAATACGTGCTTGTGTAACTCGCTGGCCTTTTCGGTCCACCAGCGGGACGACCAGGAGGGCTGTTCTCCGCCCGCGCCGTAGTAAACAACTGCCATAAGTTACCTCAGAGTTTTCTAGTTGCGTTAAACATCATACCGTCAATTTGTTCTATTGTCAGCTGGCCTACAGCTGGCTCTATTTCTTTTTCGGGGGCTTGCTCGGCCAAGCCGCTCAACGGTTCCGGGCCCAGCACAGCGCTAAAATCACCCACACTAATCTGGGCTATTCCCAGCCGTCGGGCGAGTTCCAAGATTCGTCTAATATCGTCGATGTTTCGAATATGTTCCATTGCTCTTTCTCCTGTTCTCGTGCAAATATTCGGTCTTCTACTTCTTTGAGGGCCGCGGCTTCAATCCGCTCCTCTTCGGTTGGGGGAGTTTTCTTGGGCTTGCTAGCGTAGTTGTAGCACCATCGCCAGGCGTACAGTGTCGCATCTGCAAAGTGGTTGTCGCAAGCTTTGTGCTCTTCCCACCTGCCGTCAGCACGCTTTTTTTCATCCCAAACAAGGGACATGTATTCGGCCTCAAGGTCTTCGTGGTTTCCCACAAGCTTGATCTGCCCGGTTATAAAGTCGGCGTTCATCATCTCAATGTAATCGCGCTTGCCTTGTTTTTCGGCAATTTGGATCGGTAGGTTGTAGCGGGCTATCATCTCTTCGACGCCCTGCTTATTTGCTCCGTCCATGATGATGCGCGACACGTTAAACCGGTTTTGAAAATTGCGGATTGTTTCGGCAACTTCCGTAAATATCATATTGCTGCGGCCGTATGAGGCAACTACGTACAGGCAGGGGTCGTAGCTATTGTACGCGCAAACGACAAATGTCGTCTTGTCGTCGTATCCAAGGTCAACGCCCATGACGTACTGCCAAGCCCTGCTGTCGGGCAGAGCGTCGGTCTTGTTCTTCTTGCCGTCATAGCGATACACCAAGGCGTCCAAGTCCACAACCCACTCGCCAAGGTAGAACTGTTTAAACTGGGGGGTATCTTGAATATCTGGGTTTGCCCTAAGCAATAGTTCTAGGTCCTCAGCCCATTGCCGGGCCATGTGGGGGTTATCTAGTACCGACCATTTGTGCAACGACCAACCAGGCTCTTTGCCGGTAGTCACGTCAAAATATAACGAGTTAAGATAGTTTGTCGGCGTACCGATCATAGCGATCTGGCCCTGGTAGTCGGCTACAGCGGGTTTAAGAATACCGTACACAAGCGCTCGCTGGTCAATGTTGTACGAACCCCCTTCGTCGAGCACGACAAGTTTGAACTTTTGGCCCAGAATCTTGTGCATCTCATCTTCGTCGGCGTCAACGCCGGACAAATATACCACAGAGCCGTTTGGCAGCTCAAGAGACAATTCTGATTTGTTTGGCTTGGCGCGAAGGTTGTACTGGCGGTTAAGAACCGTTAAGATGTCTTTCCAGTAGATCGCTTTGACCGACGCCCGCGTTTTACCAAGGATCAGGACCGACACTCCGGGGTACTTGTACGCAGTCATTAGAGCGTATTCGCCAACACCAAAAGATTTTCCAGCACGGCGCGTGCAAAGCGCGGCCTTAAGCGGGGCTGGGTCAAGGATAAAATCCGTCTGCTGCTTAAAGCTTGTGCTCAGCCAGGGCACCTGACTTTTTTGCCGGGCGCTTAACTCGTTGAGTATCGCTCTCGCTTGCAGCTTGTTCATTGGCTTCTTCCTCGACTAGGTAGCATATATTGGCAACCGTGGCCAGTGTTTTTGCTTTCGACACGCGGTCCTGAATGTGCAAAAACGGATATTCAAACCAAAGGTCGTGATGTTTGTTGGTCACATGCG